GCGGAAGAGGTTATTGAAGAATGTGCAGCCTTTCCGTTCGGGGATCATGATGACTTGGTCGACTCCACCACACAAGCGATTATGAGATTTAGACAAGGTGGATTAATTGAACATCCAGAAGATTATGTGGATGAAGTTGTCGAACAGAAGAAAAGGATATATTACTGATGGTTAAAGTTCCGTTAATGATAGCAAAGCCAGTGCTAAAAAAATTTAGAAAATTTGTCGAAGATAGAAATAAAACTAGTAGAAAACTTAATAAAAAAGGTGGTAGTTTTAAAAATATAAACACAGCACAACAAAGATTAGATTCTGCTAAAGAATACACATCAGGTGTGGTTAATTTTTTAAAGAAAAAGAAAGCACCTGCAGCAGCTTTGAAAATGGTTAAAAAAGGTTTTGATGAAGTTGTTAAAAGAAGAAAAGAGTTTAGAGATGCCGTTGCTGAATCAACCGCTAAAAAATTAAAAGGTAGAAAACCAAACTTCAAAGGCGGTTTAATTAGAAAACCTAAACTAGCTAAGAAAGGTTATTAATGGACTACGGCAAGAAGTACATGGCCAATGCTGATAAAGCAACCCAACAAAAATTTAATGAGATTGTAAAAGATTTAAGAGTAGACATGTCTTTGGACTCTGCGGTAAGCGAAGCATTAAGACAGATGAGAGAAATGAGACAAGGTAAAAAATCTGGTGGTATGATTGATAAACCACTAGGTTCAGGAGGCGTGAAATCTGGACCACCGCCAAAATCAGGGCCAACACCACAGGGGTTGAAAGTTCCTTTAAAACAAGTTAGAAGCTAACATTGGAGAAATTTTAAATGGCAGATATAGATAAGTCCCTTCCTAACGAAATTCGAACAGAAGTAGAGATACCAGCTGAGGAAGAAGTTGTAGAAGAGGAAGTAGTAGAACAAGGTCCCGTAGAAGTTATACCTGAAGAAGATGGTGGAGTTACATTAGACTTTGAACCAGGAGCAATCAATGTTCCAGGAACCGAGAATCATTTTGATAACTTAGCTGACATTTTACCTGAAGATATTTTAGAACCAATCGGAAACGAAATGGTTGACAACTACATGGAATATAAATCATCTAGAAAAGATTGGGAACAATCTTACATTCAAGGTCTAGACCTTTTAGGATTTAAATACGAAAATAGAACTGAACCTTTTCAAGGAGCAAGTGGTGCAACACACCCTGTACTTGCTGAAGCAGTCACACAATTTCAAGCACAAGCTTATAAAGAATTATTACCTGCAGAAGGACCTGTAAGAACAGATATTATTGGAGCGGATTCTCCACCTGTTCAACAACAGTCTCAACGGGTTAAAGATTATATGAATTATCTTTTAATGGATCAAATGCAAGAATACGAACCTGAGTTCGATCAAATGTTATTTCATTTACCATTAGCTGGTTCGACGTTTAAAAAGATATATTACGACCAGTTGTTAGGGAGAGCAGTGAGTAAATTTATTCCTGCTGAGGATTTGATTGTTCCGTACACGGCTACCTCATTAGACGAAGCGGAATCAATCATCCACTCTTTAAAAATTTCTGAAAACGATTTAAGAAAATCACAAGTCAGTGGTTTTTATTCTGATGTAGAACTTGGTCCACCAGGTGTCGACAACAATGATGAATTAACTAAGAAGGAAAGAGAAATTTCTGGAACTAAAAAAACAGGTAAGCAAGAAGATGTTTACAATGTTTTAGAATGCCATGTTAATTTAGACTTAGAAGGTTTTGAAGATATGGGTGCAGATGGTGAGCCGACAGGAATTAAACTTCCATACATTGTAACCGTTGAAGAAGCATCAAGAAAAATTTTATCTATCAAAAGAAATTATGCACCAGAAGATCCAAAGAAAAAGAAAATACAATACTTTGTACATTTTAAATTTTTACCAGGTTTAGGTTTTTATGGTTTCGGTCTAATCCACATGATAGGTGGACTGTCTCGTACGGCGACCGCGGCTCTAAGGCAGCTATTAGATGCGGGAACGTTATCTAACCTGCCAGCTGGATTCAAGCAACGTGGTGTTAGAGTAAGAGATGAAGCAGCTCCTATTCAACCAGGTGAATTCAAAGATGTAGATGCACCAGGTGGATCTCTAAGAGATGCATTCTTTCCACTACCATACAAGGAACCTTCTCAGACATTATTATCATTAATGGGAATTGTTGTTGGGGCTGGACAAAGATTTGCAGCCATTGCTGATATGCAAGTTGGAGATGGAAATCAAGGCGCAGCCGTTGGTACAACTATTGCATTATTAGAACGTGGATCACGTGTCATGAGTGCAATTCATAAACGATTGTACGCTGCAATGAAAAAAGAATTTAAATTATTAGGAACTATTATTTCACAATACTTACCACCTGAATATCCATATGACGTGGTTGGAGGGGCTAGAACAATTAAGCAAGTAGACTTTGATGATAGAATAGACATTATCCCTGTTGCAGATCCAAATATATTTTCTCAGTCACAAAGAATTACAATGGCACAAACAGAATTACAACTTGCTCAGTCGAATCCACAGATTCATAATTTGTACGCGGCGTACAGAAAAATGTATGAAGCAATTGGAGTTAAAGATGTTAATCAAATATTACCTCCTCCTGCTCCAGTTCAACCTATTGATCCAAGTATCGAGCATATTAATGCGTTAAACGGAAAACCTTTTCAAGCTTTCCCTGGTCAAGATCATAGAGCACACATCACAGCGCATTTAAACTTTATGTCAACGAACATGGTTAGAAATAATCCTGTCGTTATGGCTGCAATTCAAAAAAACATTTTAGAACACATATCAATCATGGCTCAAGAACAAGTACAAATCGAGTTTAGAGAGCAAATGATGCAGATGCAAGTGCTACAACAACAAGCACCAACCAATCCACAGTCAGCACAAATGCTACAACAGATGACACAAACGATTGAAGCTAGAAAAGCGGTGTTGATTGCAGAAATGACAGAAGATTTTATGAAGGAAGAGAACAAAATCACATCACAATTTGATTCAGACCCACTACTAAAATTAAAATCTAGAGAAGTTGACCTACGAGCCATGGAAAATGAACGTAAAAAACAAAATGATGAAGCACAACAAGAGCTTGCAAGAGCAAGGTTGCTACAATCTAAAGATAATTTTGAAGATAAGCTTGAACAAAACGAAGATTTAGCTAAATTAAGAGCTGGAGTTAGCCTTGCTAAGTCTGGTGTACAACAAATGTCTGTTATTGACGAAAATTAATGGTATATTAGTTTAACAAAAGGTAAAAAATTATGATGAACTATAAAAAAGCAAAACAGATGGCAGTTCCAAGTCAAAATGTAGAGATAGATCCTAGATCTAAGACTACTGCTGACGGTGCTTTCAACTATATTCCTACAGGAGACAAGGAAAAAGTTAGAGGTACTAAAAGAATGCTAGCTGAAAAGAAAAAAACTGCTACTTGGTACTAAATTATGTGGTTATCGGCAATTAAACTAGCCGTTTCTGCTGGAAGTAAAATTTATGCTAACAAGCAGAAGACGAAAATGGCAATGAGTGAAGCACAACTCATGCACGCTACAAAAATGGCCGAAGGTCAGGAGGCTTACCAAGGAAAACTTCTTGAGGCTAGACAATCGGACTGGAAGGACGAGGCGGTCCTCGTAATATTAAGTTTGCCCGTGTTGGTGCTCGCGTGGGCAGTGATATCGGATGACCCGACAGCAATGGACAAAGTAAAATTGTTCTTCGATATGTTCTCGCAGCTCCCGAGCTGGTTCACAAATCTTTGGATCCTTGTCGTGGCGAGTATTTATGGTATAAAGGGTACACAAATTTTTAGAAACGGAGGAAATAAAAATGGCAAATAGATTATATAACAAACAAGTTACACCTAAAGGTTATAAAGCTGGTGGAAAAATTTTAAAAGAAGTTCCAGCTGATAAAAAGGGTTTAAAAAAACTACCTACTAAAGTCAGAAACAAAATGGGCTTTATGAAAAAAGGTGGAAAAGTAAATGGCTAAACTTTGTCCAAAAGGAAAAGCAGCAGCGAAGCGAAAATTCAAAGTGTACCCCTCGGCATACGCTAACATGTACGCATCAGGAGTCTGTTCAGGTAAGATAACACCTGGTGGAAAGAAAAGAAAAAAGATGATGGGTGGTGGAAGAATGATGCCTGATAGAGTTATGTTAAAATCAGGTGGTATGTGTAAGCTAGCTTCAAAAGGAAGAGGGAGAGCTTACGGAAAGAATTCGTAATGGGACTAAGAAAAT